AGCTCGTCCATGATTGCAGTATCTAAATCCCGTAAAAAATCTGGCTTTTTCTTTGTCATACTTCCTGCCCTTTCCTTTCTTATATGTAAATGGTGTAGTAAAGCGACATCTGCAAATCACTAAACTTATACTGTGCTGTCTGGTCTGGCTCTAATGGTTTCATAAGCCCCAGCTCTTTCCAGCGTCTGTGCGTTATCTCTGGCACTGCCCTAAACTTCTTTACCTCATGCTCGCTGTATTTTCGGTATTCCTCGCTTATCTCATGGTCTGCAAACGGTTTGAACGCTGCCAGATACCCTACGTAAACGTCTGCCCCGCCCTCGATAATGCGCAGGCGGTCTGAACTCTCCAGCGTGCCTATAAATTCCTTTACTGTCACTGTCTGCCTCTCCTATTTCTCCGGCATTTCGTACAGCCTCGGTATTACTGCTGCAAACGGCTGTACGTCCATGCCGCCCCTTACTATGGCTGCACCGCCAGCCGTAAACAGATAGCTTACGCACGCTTTCTGTATCTCGTCCAGAACCTCTAAGCAGCGCTCTTTTGTGGCATACTCTCCGATTTCCTCTAAACACCCGTCACTTATGCAAATTACGTGGCGCTTTTTGTCTGCCTCTGCGCCGCCTCTCTTTTTCTTTATGTCCTCGTACTCTCCATACTCTACGCTGGCGTAATTACCGCCCAGTCTATACAGCTTTTCTTTATTCTGGCTGCGTATATATACCTCGCTCATTGCTTTTATCTCCTTGCCTCTATGTTTTCCATTTCAGAAATGCAGTTTGACGGTATCAGCTCATAAGCTGCCGCCTCTATTTCTGTAAGCGCCTCTTTATACTCAATGTATCCCCACGCCTGCCGTGCTATCTCTGGTACGTTCTGCCGTTCCTCAAAATTTTCTATATGTAAAATCTCGTTTCCCTGCGGCTTTGGAAATGTTCCCAGTGATAACGGGCGTAAATGGCTGTAATATCTGTGGCTCATTCTCCCGCCCCGCTTTCCTCTTTATGTTCTTGGTAGCCCTCTAAGTATCCTATTGCCTCTACGTCAATGTCCTTGCCGTCCTTACCGTCGTTGTTTATCTGAATTTTGCCGTAGTAGGCATAAATACAGCAGCCGTCATAGTCGTATACTCTTATGCTGCCCTCTGCGGCTGCCTCTGGTGTTTCAATAACCAGCGGCTCTGCCTGCTGCATCTGCGCTGCTACCTGTTCGTCTGTTACTGGCTCGCTGTTCTTTCCTCTGTACCAGATAGCCAGCATAAACAAAATGATTGCCAGCACGCCTGCCGCTATAATGGCTACGCACTGTATCAGTTTCTTAACTGTTTGTCGTTTTCGTTTTCTCATTTCCCGCCTCGCTTTCCTCTATCATTGCAGCCCTGCTACGCCGTTCTATCCCAGTAGCCATAAACGCTATTTTCATATCTCTTTCGTTAAATTCGTCGTAGTCTCCTGTTGGTGCATCTTCTGGGAAAATCTGCTGTGCTTGTATGAAAGCGTCCATAAATGTGCTTAATTCCTCATAAAATACATTTCTATAAAATTCAAACTCTAACTCTATTTCGATTTTCTGCGCTTTCGTGCAATATATGCCGATTTTCTGCCGCCGTCCGTATGGCTTGTATGCTGTTCTGTCAGATTTAGCACCCATGACCTTATACATACACTGCCGCAGCAGTTTTATTTCGTGCTTTCCGTTGTAGGAAAATATCGTATATTCATACTCTTCCTTTTGCAGTTCGTCTAAGGAATTTATACCGTTATCCTTAAGCAGCTTTGCAAGTTTCTTTTG